CCAACTAATAACTAATAACAAAGAACTAATAACTAATAACCATATAGATATATCATCCGATTTTGATATATTTTGGCAGGCATATCCTCGCAAAGAGGGAAAACAGTCAGCAAAAAAGATTTGGGATACTACAAGACCTAACTTACAAGATGTTCTCAAAACTTTAGCTTGGCAGAAAGAAAGTAAGCAGTGGTTTGAGAAGGCTGGGCAGTTCGTTCCTATGGCAAGCACATATTTACGCCAATCGAGGTATTTGGATGAGCCGCCTGTATCAGTAACATTTTAGGAAAAACAATGCTAATAAGTGAACTTATGTGTTTATCAGCAATTATCGCAGGTGAATCAGGTGGTGAAGTTGCACCTGGTCAAAAATATAGTATAGGACAAGTAGCGGTGGCTTATTCAGCAGTTAATAGAAAAGCCGATCCTAGATTTCCGAAGACTATATGCGGTGTGATGGAACAACCATACCAATACGAGTTTTTAAAGAAGAATGGAATGCCATCTAAAAAACAGATTGAGTATTTTATGCCTTTAGCAAAAGCAGTATTGGAAAACAAAATAAGCGATCCGACAAATGGCAGTAAATGGTTTCATACAAAATGGATTAAACCCTATTGGGCTAAAGACAAAGAAGTTAAACTAGCCTATATGAATCACATTTTTTATTAAATAAGAAAAGGACAAGATATGACAACAAATACGATGGGAAATTTAGAAACATGGGTTCGTCAGTTAAATGGCGAACTCAATGTTGAGGATATAGCTAAAACGGCAGTTCCTCCAAGAGAGGATATAGTTGCACCATATTCTGTATTTTTAAGAATGTATGACAAAGTTGGTCTTTGTGCCGCTACAAATAAAAGGCGCTCAAGTAGATGTAATATTGAATTTGTATTTGATGGAAACACTAGAAGTCTTAAATCAGTCAGAATGATTAATAATGAAAAATAAAGAACCCGATACCAAAGAATGGCTTTTAAAAGTCCATAGACAAACTCAAACTGACCTTGAGTATCGTAAAGCATTGGCTAGGGATGTTAATGAGCTTGTAGAAGCTTTGGATTGGATAGTGCAAGGATTAACTGAAGGTGATCCAAGATTTGATGCTATACCTTGTGTTAGGAATGCAAGAATAATATTAGAGAAACTAAAAGGATAAGATATGAAAAAAGAAGTATTGGCTTATTTGATAGAAGAAACAAATAGCAAAGGCGATGTGGTTTGGAAAATTATTTCATTCTTTGAGCCTGATGAAATTTCATGGCTAAAGGATTTAAAAAAACAAGCACACAATCTTACAATCACAGAACTTGTAGCTGGAAACATTAAATATATTGATGGAGTAAAAAAGTATGACAGTAGCAAATTTGTGGTTGGTCTTTAAGATTGTTGGTTTTATTTTGTGGGTGGTTATATTCTTGGTCGTTACACTCATCTTATATTTCTTATGGCAAGAATTTAATGGCTAGATTTATTAATATTGCAATCAAAATATTAATGTTAAGCGGATTTTTTGGACTATTAATTGGATTATCATTGGTGATAGAATTGATGTTTATACGATGAATTACACCATGGAAGTTTTATTTAGATATTTAGTATTTGATGATCTAGGCGAACCAATCCGAAGATTTAGAACAAAGCATGAAGCTGAATGTTATATTTTGCATAGGGGCAATCATAAGATTGAACGATTGCCAGCTTTACCAAAAGAAAATGTATTTGATCTAATAAGAGATGAGCCACCATTTTAGGATATATATGACACAAGACGATAAAAGTAATTTTAAGTCAATGGTAGATACTGTAACAACAATCTATCAAAAACAACCGCTAGATATAAATACACTTCGAGTTTGGTTTTATAAGCTAGAACGATTTGAATTTGCCCAGGTAACAAAAGCTTTTGACAAGTGGGTGGATCAATCGCGCTTTATGCCAACTCCATCAGATATATTGACATTGGTAAAAGAAAAGCCAATTGAGTATATAAAATTAGAAGCACCTAAACTATCTAAAGAAGCTAATGCGGTATATGCGGCAAATGTAAACAGATTTGTTAAAGACAATAATGTTGAGGATAAGAAGTTAAAAGATATGAGGGCTTGGGCGCATAGGATTATTGCTAACCCAAAAAATTATCCAGCAATATCACTTGAATTCGCAAAGGAAGCTATAAATGCAAAATAAATGGAGCAAAGTTAGTCAATATTGCATTGAGCGCAATAATTTTTATATATCTAAATATATGCTTGCGGATGGCGCAAATAGATTTGTATTATGGGATGGGAATAAAATGATTAAAATACACGATGACGCAAAGGTTCTAAAAGATGAAGCAGAGAGATTGGATAGTGAGCAATCAGAACATGCCCCAATTAATAAATTATTTGGAGCAATTAATTACAGAGGGAAAGACACCGCAAGTTACAATCAAAGAAAAAGCTAGTGGCGGTAAGAGGTCGCTTGAAGCAAATAAGTTCTTGTGGGGTAGGTTGTATAAAAGCATAAGTAACTTTACGGGTTATTTACCTATGGAAGTCCATTTATTATGTGGGCATTTATTTTTAACAGAACAAAAGACGATTAATGAAGTTCAAGTGCCTTATGTGCGCTCAACCACGGATTTAACTGTTGAGCAATTTAGCGCCTATATTCAACATATAGAAACTTATTTTTCGCAACTAGGGTGGAGCATGGATGAATAATATAAAAATACAATTAACTAATGCTGAAATTATAGAAACTGCAATGTCAGGCGTATTAAGAAGAATGCAAAGATTAAAATCGGGTTATTCTTATACTCATGGATTAAAGCCTGGCAGTGAATGGCAAACTATGATTGAAGGATGTTTAACTGAAAGAGCCGTTGCTAAATTCTTAAAGCTTCATTGGGGCGGTTGCGGTCAAATAAATGATGTTGATGTGGATAATGTTGAAGTGCGATCCACGCCTTATGAAAAAGGACATCTTATTATCCATAAGTCTGATGCAAGTGATCGTAAGTTTTATTTTATAACGGGCATAGATGGCAACTATACGATTAGAGGTTGGATATGGGGGCATGAAGCCAAAGATGAAAAGTATTGGGGCGAGTTACAACCTAATAGACCTGCTTATAATGTTCCACAGGATAAATTACATAGTTTAAATTAATAAAGAAGAAAGAAAACACTACGACAAACTGTCCCAATTAGGATGTATAGTTTGTAAACGAGAAGGATGGGGCTATTCTGCCCCTGAAATACATCACATGAGAGCAGGGCAAGGTCATAAACGCGCTCATTGGAGTTTAGCTTACCCTTTATGTCCTAATCATCATAGAAATGGTGGATATGGCATAGCTTTTCATGCTGGAGCTAAAGAATTTGAAAGAAAGTTTGGAACAGAAGCAGAGTTATTAGCAGAAACTTTAAACTTAATCAAGGACAATTTATGATAGAATTATTGCTAGGCGTTATCGTTATGATTATTGCCATTTATTTTATGAATAGGTAACCTTATGAAAAAAGTATTTTCAATCCACGAAGCTCAAATGGAAGTTCCTACAGTTACGCTAGGCGAATTCTTCCTTAAATTACTTCATGCCGCAACCAATGGTCATATATTACATTTACAGACCAAATCATATTCAGAACATAAAGCGCTACAAAAGTATTATGAAGGATTGCCTGATCTTGTTGATTCAATCATTGAAGAATGGCAAGGCGCATATCAAGTTATTGTGGAATATCCAGCAACTTATGAAGCACCTAATCCTGATCCATTAACAGAAGTTATGGCAATAAGAGATTTTTTAGTAAAGAATCGTGCAGTTGTAGGTGATTATAGTTCTATTCAAAATAGTGTTGATAATCTTATGTCGCTTCTTGATTCAACTATATACCGCTTAACCTTTTTAGATTAATGCCAACTGCCCCGCTCAATACAAAGTGTCGGGAATTAGGTTGCCATAATCCAAAGACTAGCCGATCTACTTTTTGCAACGATCATGGTGGTGGTATAACAGAAAAAGGTAAAGAAAATAGTAAATTATATTCAACTGCCTTTTGGAAAAAACAAAGAATAGTTCAATTAAGCAAAAAGCCATTATGTGCCGCTTGCTTACTTGATGGAAAAGTGGTTCAAGCAATTCATATTGACCATGTATTCCCTCATAGACAAGATCAGAGTAAGTTTAGAAGTAATCTGTTTCAAAGCTTATGTCAGCCGCATCATAGTTTAAAAACACAAGATGAAAACGAAGGCAAGTATTTATATTATTCTGACAATGGATTG